GTGAGGAGACAAAACGAATCTCCCGCAGGTCAACCCGAAAGAATAAAGCCATTGCAGTGTTGGGGGTCTGGTCCATTCTTAATGAGGTGATCGTCATAGACTCATACTTGTCAAGGGGAGTGACTACGTCAACCACCTCGCTTGATTCCATGATCTCTTTGAGTCTGTCACGCTTGTCTTTCCATGAGTCGAAGCCGAGCGTATTATTGAGCGCTGCAAACCCGACGGCCGAGGCCGATAGGTCGGTGTCGGTCAGGATACACTCAAGGGTCACGCCGATGGGCCGGGCGACGCGGGCATCAGTCACGTCGAAGCCCGACTCAACTGGGTGCTCAGTCAAGTTGTAATCATAAACAGGAGTCTCACTCCGCAGCACGTCGATCGGGAGGTCACCGATCAGTACCGGATTAATCCCGAAAAAATCTCTAAGCTCTTGGACGTTGCGGATGATTGCCATGTTAGTACACCACTCCCGTGTCGTTCGTATCTACCGCCCACCCGGCGGCCCTATCAAGCTCTTTCTTGACTTGCCTTGCTACATCCTCAGCGCTCATGCCTGGAGGTAGCTGCATCGTGATGGGGCTGTTTACGTTGACGTTGTTTGTCCGGTTGCTGTTGTTGATAGCTCCCGCCGCGTTGGTTGGTGGGGGTCCGCCGAAAGCTGTCGGGACTGGGCCTATCAAAGGGGACCTGTTGCCTCCCGTTGCGCCGACTCCCTCACCTCCGGTGAGACCGAAGAACCTTTTTGCTATCCTACCCAATGATTTCAGGTCATCCCAAAGGAAATTAAAAAACGTTTTCCAGTTCGTTATAAACTCCCTGAAGTCTTGGATTATGAAATCAAATATTTTTGGGATCCACGTCCTGACAGTGTTGTCCATATCGACAAGCATCTTGTCGAGGTCCTCTTTAGGAATCCCGAAGAGCTGACCGAAGAACTCGATTGACGCCCCGATGAACTCCTCAAGGGTCGCACTGACCTTACCCGCAACAGACTCGTTGCCTTGGTAGAAGTTCCAAAGGTCCTCGGCAATCAGAGCCAGGCCGATGCCGACCGCAGTTGATAGGTCAGGTAACTCCCCAGCCAGTGCTTTAAAAATACCTTTGGACGCGCTGGCTTGTTTGGTCGCTTTCATAAAAGATGCGAGTCCAAGAGCTGCGGACGCGAACATCTTACCGGTGAAGATAGTCGCAATCAATCGACCAACATTACCAAGCCCTCCGAGACTCTCGACGAGGTTGCCTACAAACATCACGAAGTCTCGGAGATGTGGAACGATGAACTTGATTGCGCTGGCCAGCTGCTCGACGAATGTTCTGAGCCTGGTCTTTAAGATCTCCCGGTTGGCTGTCACCCACCGGATGAACTCATTGATCATCGGGGTTAGTACTTCCCCAAGGAGCCCGGAGAACTGAGCGCCTATTGACCGCATGACATGGGTGAAGTCCATCCAAGACGCAGTGAAACGGATAGCCCCCTCCCTCGCTTCTCGGTCAAGGAGGTTGAGCTGCATGCGCCTCTCGACGATGTCCTCAAGGTCCCCGTCCATAGTTCGGAGGAACCCGAGGACCCTATTGGCCTCACCGCCCATCAACATGTCGACGGCTGAGACTGCCTTTTGCTGGTCGGCCATCCCCTTGGCGGTCGACATGATCTTGAGGAACTGCTCTTCGGGAGCAAGGTCTTTAATCTCTTTAAACCGGAGTCCGAGGATCTGCAAGGACTCCTCAGCGGATATGAACTCACCCAGGCCTTTGAGCTCACCTAACTTGTTGTTCATCTCCTCGACGAGGTCAATGACTTTCTCCCCGTCAAACCCAAGCTGCTGCATGATGCTATCCCATGCATCATAGGACTCGGCGGAGAGGCCGACAGACTTCGCAAGATTGGCGTTGATTGCCGTCTGCTTGTTGGTGATTACAGCAAAACCAACGGCCGCAGCAGTGGCCCCGGCGATTGCGACCGCAGCCTTCTTGGCCATGTCCGCAACCGTGTTCATCTGCTTGGAGAACTCTTTGACGTTGTCGTCGTCGACGTCCCACCTTAGCTTCGCAACGAACTCTTCAATTATGGTGGCCACTATTTAACCTCCAACCATTTTTGATACTGTCGATCGATCTCTTGTTGCAGCTGCATGAACTCTTGACGGTCGAGAAACTCAATATTCGTCCACTCGTTCTCGACGATGCTAGGGTCAATACCGTAGTATTTTGCAACCATATAGTTCTCAATCTGCCAAGGGGCTAGACTGTTTTCTGTTCGTCGCGGTTCAAACCCTGAAGAATTCCTTGGAGACCTGAACCGCTTAGAGTCTCCTTCAGTTTTAAAAAAACTTTTGGGTAATTGAGCTGCACCGCGTGGAACACTGCGAGGTAAAGCTCTTCAGGTCTATCGGTGAAATAGTCGGTATCGTTAAGATCCTTTATTTCCGTACCGTCAAGGAAAGAAAACTTTAGTAGGACCTCGGCAAGATCCCAAACAGTGTCAAAGTCGAGGGTCTTGATCGCTTTAAAAACCGCGTCAGTCTGGGACGCCCCCTCAGCCACTGCAATGTCAGCCACGGCCGACACGACAGCGGTGAGTACATTGTGGAACACCCGGGCAGCATCCTTACGGATGAGAGCTTGAAAGATATATTCTTTCTCGCCCTCAAGGGTTTTGACTGTTGCTTTGAGATCTTGCCGAATCGTCATTGATTAAACCTCCGCGGCCCCTGAATGTACAATGGTGCCTTTTACAAAGTTGAACACATACTCCGGCTCAGTGGCTTCTTTGCCACGAGTGAAGTCGGGAACCTTGGACAGTGTGCAGGAGTCGGCGAAGAAGAGAGCAACTTTAGATGTCTTGTCTGTCACAGTTATCGGGAACGGTTGATCGGCGGTGTCAAGCGCCATGATGAGATCGTGTGTCGGGGAGTAGTCGGCGAGCCGCACGGTTACAGTTCCGGAGGCATTCCGGTTTCTGATGTGCCGGCCTTCGCCGTCGGTCCCTACATGCACTGATCGTTTATCTTCGGTAAAGGTCGCGGTAATCATCTCGCCGTCAGCGAAAGCCCTGGCGATAACAGCCCCGAGAACCACAGTTACTTTTTCCGGGTCGTATTGTTTCAAAGCCATTAGATACTCCAGGTCCCGGTGATGACATAGTCATTAACCGCGCTGTTGATGTACCCCACAAAGGCATCGTCGATTGTCATAGTTCGAGTGGCCCTATCCGCCGAAGAGAAACTGTCAGCGTCAGGGATGGTCACAGTCCAAGGGAATTCCTCAGTGTCCAGCAAGATGCCGCGGGCAATCGCCTCGGCGCCCACCTCTCGGATCCTGTTCTCAACCCTACTGAGTGTCGGGTTGTCGAAGGCGCTCAGGGGTTGATTGAGTTGATCAGTGAAGATACCTTCACGGATGCGGGAGACAAACCAGTCTCTTGCGAGCATGACCCTTTTCTCCTCGCCGCCGGACGTGATGCCATCGTACAAGTAGGTATTCGAACCGATCGTCTCTATCCAGGTGCAGCTTTTAGTCGCGAGCACCGAGCGCTCGGTCGTCGACAAAGTGCCGCTCCCGCCGCTGTCAGTCACTCCGGAGAGCACCTCAAACGCGAAGGAGGTGGTACCCTCGTCAGCAGGGAGAACACAGCCAGCTACTGCGGCGTCGGGGAACTCGGTCGTCTGCTCGGTGTAGATACACATCGTGCGTTTGTAGCTGAGGGCCTCGAGCTGATAGGGCACGTCGGTCGTACTGGCCGAGCTTACCGCGTTGGCGTCAGTGATAAAGAGGTCAAGCAATTTCTCCTTAGCCTCGATGTCTGCAGCCAGGGCGACTTGCTGGGTGTTGGACTCGCCACGGATGTGGACGTTGTAGAATGTGTCATTCACCGCTTGGATAGCAGCCAGAGCCGCCGTAGGTTCCTCAGCGTCAAACCCTGCGACTGCTGCGCCGTTGGCAGAGTCGAGGAAAGCAGCAGAGGTTAGGTCGGTACCAGTGCCCTCAGATTGTAGAGTGACTGTCAGGGCGGAGGCCCCAGTCGTTGACATCCTTAAATTGAGCCTGCCGAGCGCGTCGTACTCGAAGGTCGACGTGTCGAGACCCGTAATCGTCGGGGCTACGAGCGCCGCCAACTTGGCGGTGAGCACCGTTGGGATCTGAGCAGCACTAGTGATTGACGAGAAGTCGACCGCGGTTATTGACTCGGTGTTGGTCCCGTCGCTGAATTCAATAGTCCCGTCCGTGATCGCTTTCCATACGGTGTAGTCGGTCTCGAGAGCTGGCCCGCTGTAGGTGTACGGGTTGGTTGCAGCGCTGAACCATCGGCCGAGCATGAGCTGGGCAGGTACGCGCTTTTGAGCGAAGAACACGTTCGCATAATTTCGAGGCACAGTGCCGGAGGTGAGATCAGTGTAATCCGATTGAGATACAATAAGCACCCTCTGATCGGGTAGTATCTGATCGTCGTCTACCATAAACAACTGCAGCCCGAATGTCGTCTGCGTCGCGACTGCGGTCTGCAGAATCGCTTGTACATTGACATGGTCTTTAATTGTTGCCATTGTTTAAAACCCCTTTCAAGGTTTGATTGTTATTGTATCTCCGTCGAGGGTACCCGAGATCGAGTAGTCATCCCAGACGTAGTCGCTTTGTATTCGTGAAGTCTCAATGAATGAGTAAAATGTAAACTCGGCTCGGTATCTCGGTTCGAAGGTAGTATCACCTAGGCCAGTCAGGTCCTGGATAACTCCCGCGCCGATCAAGGTCGTGCCGTTTGATGTAAAAATCGCTTGGACTTCTGGGTCGGTATTTGATTGAGTCAGTTTCGGCAATATGGTCAAACCGTCGGGACCATAGACATTGACATCAACACCGACGATGTACCGGCGGGTGTCGGTGACTTCCAGACTATAGCCATTTTGAATATTGTCGATCCGTGAATAATCCGCTGGCTGCAATGATATGATTTGCCAGGTCACGAAGGACTCACTCGGCCGGGGGCCGTTTTGATTTGCCCGAATGATTTTCTGGCTATTGTAGCCGGTCACCAAAAAAAGCCAGTCGTATAAAAGTCCGTTGTTCATGATGGTGGATCCGCCGGAGTGTAGTCAGTCTCCCGCATCACTGCGCGGTAGAAGTTCCCGAGCACGCTCCGGTCATCTATCTGCATTAATTTATAGAACTTCCCGTCAATCAAAAAAATATCGGGGTTCTCTTTGGTGGGGCTGTCAGGGATGAGGGGCCAGATGTGAATCTCGTCAGTGATCCAAGTCACCCGGTGGTTGTACTTGCGCTCCCCTTCAGGCAGCATCTGCAGCTCATTAGAGCGCAACGGTTGAGGCGCGATGATCTCTACTGCGGTCTGGGAGGGGGTCGCGGGCGTCCACTCGCCATCATCGTAAGAGCTCCCGCTCGTGCGGTACAAAGTCGCTGAAATCTTTTCGCTGTTGAAATACGATAACATTACTTGACCACATCCCAGCTGATTGAGTTCTTCAGTTCACCAGTATCGATAAGCGGACTGCTTGATTTCTTTTTATCCACGGTAAAAGGGCTGTTCGGCGGCGACTGCAACGAAACAATTTTCTTCTGCACGAGGGCCATCGCCTTTGTCGCAATTATTTTTTGCGCCATTTCATGCGACAACTTGCCTTTGATGATCAGCTTGTAAAGCCGCTTGACCATCCTCTTAAACAGGTGCCGGTTCTCCCGGATAGTCACCCGGAGGAACGGACGAGCCGGCGCCCACTTGGTGCCGAACTCATTCCAAAATGCAATCTCCGCAACGGTCTGGCCACGGGTGTTGTTAGAGTGCTCACCGGTACCCGAGAGGACCCCTACTTTGATGTCGAGCAGTTTCTCAAGTTCCTTTTGAGCGCCCGGCAGGCCGGGGCCTTTAGTCACTCTTTTGATCTTCACACCCATTAAGAGATCACCGTGACCGACTCAGCAGTTACCGCGACGGCGCCCATGCCTACCATCATCATTAGACGATAGTACTCTTGGCCGTATGAGGTCGCATTAAAAGAGTTCGCGTCTTTGTTGGTTGTGAGATACGAACCGAAAGAAAGCGAGACATCCCCGACCGCCTTAGTAGACAGGGGGCCTCCCCCCTCACCTTGACCGGTGGAGGTCTGCTCGCCAATGTATAACAAGTGGGCTGTCAGATAAGACAGCCCCTTGTCATATAAGTCACCCCAGCGGTCCTCGTCAAGTTCAAGTTCAGCATCATCAATAAACAGTTGGATGCGGGCATCCGCAAGCGAATCGAATTCGGGAAAGCGCGTTTTGAATTCCGCTGGGGTGATAGACATGGTTTAAATCCCTATCCAGAAAGCGAGACTTTTCGGGTAGTAAATGTTGAGCCCTGCGAACTCACTGGTCACCGGCACAACCATTTCAAGATTCTGCTCTTGGGCAGGCAAGAAAGTGATGTCCTCGGGGATCTCGAGTTGCAACTTCGAGGGATCCGGGTTGTAGATCATGAACATGTCCTCACCGCCGGAGCCTGCAGCCTGCATCTCCTGAGACGCTACGATCTCTTTAATGAAAGGACTGTTGGCCAGGATCCACTGAGCGATGTTCATGTCACTGCCGGTTGCCCTGGGAGTCGACCAGAGGAGGTTCCATTGAGCCGGGGGGCATACGAGGCGGGAAGGTTTTTCAACTTTCTGAGTGCCTTCGTACATCACGCTGCAAGCGTTGGTAACGTCGAGGATGATCTCGTCGGGAGTCTTGTCAACCCACACTTTAGTGGCTGAGGCGCCATCGGCAACCGCGGTCTCCGTGATGTCAGTGTTGCTGAACAAACCGGGGAGGTTGGACTCGGCGTCGCCATTGAAAGCAACCTCGTTCATCTTCTCCTCAATCGCACGCCGTGCAGCACCTGCGCGCCGTTGGTCCAGCGAGAAGTTGGCCATGCTGGCCGACTTGATCTCCTTCACGGAGTAGCCGAAACTGGCGGCGATAGTCCGCACGGGGATGGTCGTCTCTTTCCCTGCGACGTCTGCGCGGGGCAGGTCGCTGGAGTAGGAGTTGATGATGTTGGCCGTGCCTACAGAGTCGTAGGTCCGGTAAGTGATTGTAGTCGCCCCGGGGTTTACGTCCGAGTTGACGGGGAAGAGCTCGCGGTACATGAGGTCGCCGTATTGGACATCATATGTTTGGCTCTTAATGTGCTCAAGTTCTCTCTGAAAGAAAACCGCACCAGTTGCATCGAGTAGTTTAGGCATCGATCATTATCTCCTACGTGGTTGGTTCCCACTCGCCAGAGGTTGAGTTATAGGTCAAGGTTTGTCCGTTGGTTGGGGCGGTTGCGGATACCGGTACGCCCTGCAGGGATACAGCATCGTGAGCGCTGTCTTGCACTCGGATGAGCCCGAGGTCACCACCTGAAGCGACTGTACTCTCGAGAGTCCCGGGGAATACCAACTCACCAGCGCCGGGGTCGCCAACGCCAATCAAGCCGGTCGTGGTGTTGTAGTTCAGCGCAGCGCCGGGCGAGCCGGTGTCCTGCACGTTGACCCAACAGTAACCGGCTCTCATCACGGCCATCGTGCTGTATTGGTCATAGTCGACGGCGCCGGTAGTAACCGCGCCTTCACGGTCGAGGGACCTGACAGTCACGCCGAGGACTGCGGAGCCGCCCTTGGTCGCTTGGTCGTCTGCGGTGCCGCGGCTGACAGCGAGACCGAAACCGATGTCCCCACCTTCCGCGTGCTTGCTCACGACCTCTTTTGGTTCGAGGTCAGCAATGAGGCCCGCGTAAGCCGCATTGTGAAGCTTGGTGTACGTAGTTTGTGCACTCATTATTTTCTATCCTTTTTGTAAGCTACTTTTCCGCGAGCAACAAACTTCGCTCGGGCGTCGTCCTTGGGTTTGGCTGAGTCCTCGAGGGCCTTGGCCATTGTGTCCGACTCTTTGTGGTTCGAGGCCAGAGTCTCAAACACGCCGTTGAGATACTCGTCGGATTTACCTTCAAGATCAAACGAGTCGTTGACATGCATAATCGCCGCGGCCTTGATGTCCGCATCCGACTTGCCCTCAGTCTCAACGTCAGCATGCAGCTTGCGCGCTTTGTCAATCAGCGCAATGCGCGCATTGACTCGGGCGTCGACTGCCTTGTCATTGAGTTCGTCCTTGATCTGTGTCTTGGCTGCATCGAGTTCGCCGCGCAGTTCATCCGCAGCTTTCTCAGAGTCAGCAAGCTTGGCTTCGAGGACAGCAACTTGTCCTTTCAGCTCGTCGACAATAACCGCATCCATTGCGGGCTTGTCGTCTTTCTTGTCTGCCATTTCTGGATCTCCTTGTTGTTCATCGTCTAAACGGACTTCGGGGCCTGCGCGGCCGCTGTCCACTATTGCTATGTGATTTACTCTTATCTGAGTCTGTATCCCGTCGTAAGGCCCATAGTTGTCGTCGGTCCCAGCCTCCCACTTGATCTTCGAGTTGTACCCTAGGCTGACTTGGTCGGTCCCGCGCTGCACTCGTTTAATGAGGTCGGCGTCTTGAATGACCAGATCAGCAAACACAAAACCGTTCTCGTACCTCACGCCAGGCTTGCTGAACCCGCGTTGGTACTTGGTGACGTTGGACGCGTCGACGAACTCTCGGGGGTGCCCGTCGGTCACCGGCACACTCTCGATAGTTGAGAGGGCCTCGGGGGCGCTCACTTCAGTCTCAGGGCGGAGCAACCGCACGACCCTATCGACCGCACGCTTGATGCTCTCGGGGGCGCTGGTGTCCGCAAATTCAAAAGAGGCATACTCCTGCAAGCCGATCTTCGCGACCTTTGCCGATACCTTGAGGTAACCCTCTGAGGTTATCTCCCTTTTCGAAATCTCGCCTATGTCGTATAGTTTCATATTCAATCTTTCTATGAGGTACTATTATACCACATTACGTACTAACCACCAAATTTACAACCGCTTTAAATAGCTGAAGTCCGGGTCAGCAGTGCACCTGCACTGGACATCATGCCCCGGGTGCCCTGTCTTCGACGGGGGCTTGTCCCATCGGAACTTCCGACCATTGTTTGCCCGGTGGTCCTCACGGACTCTCTCGTCGCCTGAAGTCCTCCAGGTGTACTCGGTCACCCCGATGTCTTGCTGCCTGAACTCGTTCAAGGCCGCATTTGTTTTAGACACCTGGTCCCGGGCGATCAGCTTGGCGCGGTTCTGAGTTATCTTGCCTATTTGCTTGAGGTCTTTACGAATTGAAAACGCAGTGTCATCGGCCTTGCGGCCCTGCTTGATGGCTACCCTCACCCGTGCGAAGTACTCCTTCGGGATGGTCTTGATCAAGTCAACGTTCTCTTTGATCCGCTTGTCCAGCAACTTCTTGAGCCCCTTGTCCGTCAATATGTTGCTGACGTCTACGCCCATATCCTTTTTAATATTGCGGATAAACACGGTCCTGTTGAACTTATCGCCCTTGTTGACCACGTCGGTCGCAACCTCCTCGGCCAAGCGGAGGAACTGCATTCTTCTTTGTAGCTTGTCGACTGCATCAATGAAGGGATCCTTGGCGTCCTGGAGGACCGCCGGGTTCAGCAAGGGAGTGATGTGACTATTGACTGCGTTTGTCATAGTCCGGACGAGCCTATTGAGCTCGCGGAAATAATAAAGCTCGAGAGCAACAGGGACATCAACCCCCGTGCCCTTGTTCTGCTTGGTCTTCTGTTTGCTCAGCGCCCGCTTGATTGAGTCTTTTTTTGCTTTGCTCAGTGCCAATTATTCCCCAGGCCCTTTTACAACTTCGACTTGTTTGGTCGTGTTGACTTCCGGCGGGTTACGCTGCTCGAAGGGTTCGGGCTGGACCTCTGGCTCTTTCTCTTTCTCCTCTTCAATCTCCTCAAGGACTTCGAGGTAGTCATCGTCAAGAGCGTTGTAAGTGTCTTCCTCCCTGAGCTGCTCAGCAACTATCGGAGCGGTAACAACCCCATTGCGCATATAGATCTCATCGCGCTGAGCGTTTTGCACGTCAATGGTGGCCTGCGCCGTCGGAGGTGACTGCCAGAGCGGGTTGAACTCAAAGGTCCAGTCTTCAGGCATCGACCCATATACTGACCGGGTCAGCACCTCGTCTAGGTATCTGAGTTGCGGTGCAAGCTCGACTTCTTGTTTGGACGCTACCATATTAAAATAATTAAACATGTCGTGCTCGCCGGTGGCGTTGAGTCCCTGCGCTGACTGTCCGAGCATGCGAGTCGCAGGGATATCAGCAGCGGCGGCGACAGCATTGAGAAATCTTGTCATGATGTCTGGGAGAGCACCAAACTGCACGCTTGATTTTTGGTAATCCTCAGTCGAGTCGAGTACCAGCATATTGTTGGTACTCTTGACGATGTCAGCAAGGGCAAAGCGCTCGATCACTTTGTCTGTGCCGCCGGGCGCTGCAAGCTGTTGAAACAGGTTGGTCACTTTGACCACGTCGATCGAGGCCTCATAAGTCATCGAGGCAATGGAGTCGGAGACCGTCTGAGCGTTGGTGATCGCATCGTATACCCTTTGTAGTATTGACATACCCCAATACTCATTAGTCTTCCGAATATCCCATGGCACGTCGAGTCCGTCGAAGCGAATAACTCGAGTATAATGAATCTTCTGAGCGGTCCCGGAGAGTGAATAAAATTCAGGCAACCGATAGTTCTGCTTGGTTGGGTCAGTGGTGTTGACCTGCTCGACCCAAATGTCATTCTTATCGATGACATGCAAGAACTTGAGAGACCCTTTTTTCACCTTGTCGAGGTTGAGCGGGGTGTCCATAGGGCCTGCATTGTCGATCCCCATTAGGATCACGGAGCCCCCGTAGAGTCGAGCCCATTTCCCAGCGCGCCCGAATTTCTCGCGGACTCCCAAGGTCTCCTCAGCGGTTTCATACTCCTCGATCTTTTTGGGATCAAGGGATGGGGCTTTGACCTGGCGCCAGTTGCGCAGCGCATCCTCGACGGGGATGTCAACCGTCTTGCCTGCAATCCAATTAGTTGTATACAAGCTGTCCAGCTCTTGGCGGTCAATATCTCGTTGGTAAAACCTAGAGTGCGATCGTTTGTCTTTCGGCGTGCCGAGACCCGCGACCAAGTTCTGCATCCCGTCCTTGACCTTCGCCGTGAACCCTTTTATCTTGCTTGACATTCGTTGCACTCCTGTTCAGACATGTATCTCCCGAGGTCTCCGAGGTCTTCGAGCCAGTCGCAGAACTCATCAGGCGACATCCCGTGCAGCTCAATAGGCGGTAAACATGCCGTGAATAGCCTGCACTTCATTACAAGGTGATTGGTTGCAGCATTGTGATGCTGGACAGAGCCGCAGGATAATGTGAGGGCTGTCAGTACTAAAAGGATGTATCTCATTTTGGTACTCCTAAAAGTTTTTGAAATCCGTTTTCTCCGGCTCGGTTGCCTAGTACGAGCATATCGCCGGAAACGGCCCCCCACACGACGTACTCGGAATCTGTTACCGACGTGTCAACCGCGGGGTTGTTCCCCGAGCCTCCCGTCAAGTCGAGTAGCTCGCCGTCAACGTACGCCGTCAAAGTGCCGTCATTTTCAAAATCGATGTCGAATTCATAGAAACTTCCAGCCGGGTACAAACCGGTGCCCGACGACATCAAAACAGCCCCGGCGCCGGTATTTACCTGAACCCGCTCGACCGTAAAAAAACGTAAATAATAACCATTGAACGACCCGGGGATCGCGTTTTTCACGTCGGATACAAACGCAAAATATGGCGAGACGCCCGTGCCCGCTCGATACATTTTCCAACGATACGACCCCCGCGCCGCTTGAGTCGGCCCGACTTGAAACGCGCTTGACGGTATCGCAGCGGCTCCGTCCGAAACGCACTTGAGCGCCTTGTGCTCAACCCCGTCGATGTCGACCGTAACGACGTCAAACGAGCCGCTGATGACTTCCCACGGCGACCCGCCTACGAGCCCGGCCGTCACGGGCGCGGCGGTCTCACGGGCGCCCCAATCGGTTTTGTAAAGGAGCGTTTTGGCGCCTTCGTTGTATTCGGCTTTGATTT